GCCACCCCAAAGACTCAAGGCTTCGGCATTTACACCCAAAGCTTCAGAGGCAGCATTCAGTTCAAACGCATATCGGAATGAATGCCCAATACCATTAATAAGTGCATATAGAGAAAACCATCGGCGTCCAACGCGGCCAAGCGAACTCTCAACGCCTGTTAATTGCGTATTAAGGCGCTTTAAGCTTTTTTCAGCTTCTGCCGAATCACTCTTAAACAGAATATAAAAGGTATCTAAGACAGCCACGTTATTTCCTCTCTGCTTTCTTTGCCGCATGCCTAGCAGCAAGATACTCATTATGCCGAGTTACCGCAATAACTTCCCACATTAAAAACGCATCTTCAAGAGTATAGACGGTTTTTAGTTCGTGGAGCGTGGCTTTTCCTTCTGCGACAATCGCTCCAATGAATCCGTCAATATTTTTGAAATCCACACTGGGAGCTTCTGGGCTAAATCTTCCAATAAAGTCGAGACTAGCCCTTTCCGAAAAAAAGAGCAGTTATACTCCAACACTGCCGCTTCTAATTTCATTAAGGTTTCCCAATCGCCAGTACGGGCGTTAACGAGTGCCATTGAAGTTAAGGGGATTACCACATCGTTCGCCCTAACCGAAACATATTTCATTAAACGCAACATTATCTCTTCATTAGCATCGTAATCGCCAACTTTCGGCATTGCAGTCGTGGGATAATTACAAATAATCCTACGTCCTTCAACGGCATCGAATTTATGGATTACAAAATGTTTTCCGTTAATTTCAATATCTTTCGGTTCAAGCATTATTAGACCCCTGTCTTATTTTGGAAACTGAAATTATAGGTTTTGCTCTTAAGGCGTCCTGCGCTGGAAATAGCATCGCCTGGCATACCATCCGTAATAACTCCTTCACTAAAGGTTATAAACCTAAAGCTAGGATAGACCACGTTAATTGTAATAATGTCTCGTGCGCCCTGTTTCCCTTTGCCCACACGGTTTGCTTCTAGCAAAATACCGAGATTGATATCTTCTGGACTCAAAGGAACAACACTAATGCTGAGTTTGATGGGATTGGGTTTCGCCCACGCTAACTGCTCACCATTTAGCGCCATCGATGTTTCAGCAATATTTAAAGGCGGGAGATCAAAAGGATCTGCGTCATCCGCAAACTCTGTTAGTGGGAATCCCGCGCCTCGAAAAGTATTTGATGCAATTACTGTAACGACTGCTCCAAACCCTGAAATAATTTTAGTCATGACCAAAACTCCTTTTTTAGATCAATATTTGTTGGCCGGTGATCTTGTTGATCGTATCATCTTTACTATAGATTAAAGTATAGACGGCCTTGAATTCGGTAAGACTGGTAATATTGTTAAAGAAGGACACGATTTGACAATTTACCCAATAACCGGAATTTTGTACTTGATACCATGCCTTATCGTCTCCTGCCGTGGATGTGATAAAGGCTATCTGTGTATCCGTTAGAGTCTTGTTAGCGCTAATGGTTCCATTGTTTAATGCTTCATCAATTACAGATTGTAATGACGATAACACTAAGCTTTGACCTGTGGCATTTGCTGGTACTCGGCCTTGAACTAATAGTAACTGCATTAATGCAGCGCCCATTGCGTCTTTCAACCATACTTCATTCGCATATACGTTCATTGCGATAGGCGCATCCACACCGCCCATTAGGTTTCCGCGTTGGAAGAAAGATATAAACTGACCAGCAGTCTGTGTTTGACCATAGTAGTTTACACGCAGGCCATCATAAAAATCGGCGGTTGCATCATCTTTTACAGATGCTTCCTGACCAGGGAATATTTGGAACATATAGTTCTGGACGCTATTTATGGCGTCATAATTTGTAGCGGCAAATATTTGCATAGGGTCTTGCTCTACGTAATTTAATGGCGCAGGAGAAGGCGATAGCATTACGCCAGTACCCCTAAATCCTATTAAAGCCGCATTATAACTAGTTGCTTCACTCATACTTGTGACAGCTACTAGGTATATGTAAGTAACATTTTGGCCAGCATTCCATGTGGCAACTTCTATTACTTGAGGTAATGTGGTCGTATTCATGAATAGGAAGGAACCGAAGTTATTTGACGCTACGGCAGAAGCCATCACAGCCTCAACTGGAGTTTGTGCATTTGCACCATCAGAAATAACGAGGCTAGTTCCTTCATACCATCCCAAAATATTATCTGCTCCTGGGCCCGCGATTGGTGTACCACCAACGCCCGCTTGTACAGAGATTGTTGCAGGGCCGGTTGCACCGCCTACAAATTGGAAGGAACCACGAACTGCATCATAAGTTACAGTTGCGCTTGCCCATACAGGGTCAACGTCAGCTGCATTAATGGCAGCTTGTAATATAGTTTTCACGCTAGGAGCGCCGCCGCCCAAAGAGGTTGCAGTTGAAAAATCGATACTGAAAGTATGTGGAGTTCCCGCAATGGTTAATCCGAAAGTACCTGCAGTAATAGCTTGAAACACTGCTAACGAGGAGGCTTGAATGCTGTTCCTATTACCGAAAATTTCGGGTGCTTGAGGTGCATCAACCCATCGAGCGAAATCTAATGTTTGCGCTAGAGTGCCGTTTTTGCTAATCCAGCTAAAATATTGTGAAGCGCGGTTGTATTCTTCACCTGCGCCAAAATATGCAAGTACATCCGCTGCATTAGAAAAAGTTATAAATGAGTTACTAGGAATCAAATGATTTGTGTCAAAGATTCGTCCCGTTAGACTTCTTCGGGCTACTACCGCTCCTGCACCGACACTCGATACGATATCGACATACCGTGTTAATGATATTGCCATAAATTCTCTCCATGAATTTTAAACTCTAAAAATATCGACTTCGATTTCTTTGCATTCGTTCCCTTGAGTAACATATTCTCGATAATGTGTTAACACGAAATCGAAATTCGGGGATGCTTCAAAATTATCTTTGTCGTCTACAAAATATCCATTTGATACATCTGTAACTCTTAAAATACCTACGCTACTATTGTACAGTATATTTCTAGTGTTATCACTCTGCATAATAGACGCCACATCGTTCGCCAAATCGGAGGCTGTGTACTGATTTGGTGTCGCTGGTGACTGAATAACTAATGTACTAATTTGAAAAGTTGTTTCATATTGTTGTCGCTCAGTATGAATCATTTCAGACGTTAGGCCATTCCATACGTCTGTACGTTCTAAAAACCCATAGCGTCTGTCGCCTATTTTATAAAAATAGACACTTGGCCCTGTGGGAATGCCTTGTTGTGTGGGCTGATTCGCGGCAATAGTAGTCACGCCTGTATAGCCTAAACTTGTTAAGCCTGCAGTTATGATAGGGAAAAACAATTGTATTAATTGGTTATCCGTCATTTAAGTACTCGCCGTTAACGCACAGCATAAAACGCCTTTCCATTTATCCTGAGCATACCATTCAGTATTAGACTCACATTGATACGTTTGTCCATTGTAGGCAATCATATCATTCGAGAAATCTCTGTGTATATCGAGCAGATCGTTTAATGTGTAAAATACAAAATAAGTTTTTTGTAAATCTAATCCGTAGGCTTGATATAAGCCTTTAGGTAATGGCTGAAAACTTCCTTTAATAGTTACTGGAATAGCATAAGTATTCACCCATTGACCGACGGTATTTACCACGCGGCTAACATAAGCTGTATAAGTTACAAATTGCGGCGTTATAACCGTAAGGGCTTGAGCTAGAAGATTAGAACCAGGTACACGTCCGAGTGCCATAGTTAACCCTCCTCTACTACATTAATCAGGGTTGCCATCATACGGCCAGTATCATTAAGCGGCTTATATAAATTACCAATCTTGCTTTTATTAGTGTATTTAGCTAAGCGTCTAGCGATAGTGGCGGCTTTTAATGCGGGGGTGTAAATGCCCTTAATAGTATGAAGGATATTTTTAACAGCAACAGCGCCGATATCATTCATAACTTTATAAGCAGTCGATTTACCTTCAAGAATATTTTTAGAACCTTCAAAAGCCACACGTTTCCAAGTTT